ATCCTGCTGCCATGTTGGCTACTGGTCCTGGAACAGGAACCTATAGTACCACTACAGGAGCCTTTGCATTAGCAGCAACTGGTCTTGGAGCAGGGACACCAATATGGTTTTATCCTGGTGAACCAGTTATGGGTCTCACTGTGTACCAGAATGGCCCTATCAATAATCAACCAACTTACGGATTCGATACACAGTTTGCTTATCTATTTGCAGGTGGTTTCTGGCAACGATCTGGAACGGTACTACTACACGGTACCAATCTGAACTTTGTATGGACTGAAAACTATCGCGGGGTAACTCCAGGAGGAGCTCCAACTTTATTTATATCCAATTACCAAGTTACCAATCCAAACGGAGCAGGTACTGCTACCGATGACCCAATATGGTATACCCAAGACGGAACCACATGGACTGCTGCAACTGGTGCCAATGCGTTTTATTTTGCTCCAGCAGGCGGTGCAATTCATACAGGGCCATTTGTTGTAACATCTCGACTTATAGTGTCATTCAAGAATCGATTGCTTCTTTTAAGCACGATAGAAAATGACAATGGTGGTGGACTCGGTACAAATACTGCTTATGCAAACCGATGTCGTTATTCATTTAATGGATCCCCCTTTGCTCGTAACGCTTGGTACGAACCGAACCAGAAAGATACGTCAGGTGGCGTCGTTAATAATAACAACATAGCCGCCGGTGCAGGGTTCATTGACGCTACCACAGAAGAACAGATTATATCCGCCGAATTTATCAAAGACCGTTTGATTGTATACTTTGAGCGCTCTACCTGGGAACTTGCCTACACCGGTAACTACGTGATCCCATTCGTCTGGCAAAAGATCAACACTGAACTTGGATCAGAGGCGCAGTTCAGCACTGTTCCGTTTGATACAGTCATACTCACCATGGGCACAACAGGCGTTCATGCCTGTTCAGGCTCCAACGTTGAACGTATAGACACGAAAATACCTGACCAAGTATTTGAGATCCAAAACAGAAATCTTGGCGTACAGCGAGTATACGGCATTCGTGACTATTTCACTGAGTTAGTTTATTGGACCTTCCCTTCGACTGATTACCAGTCTGGAGCTGGCGCGTCTGTTTATCCAACTCAGATTCTGATCTATAACTATCGTAATGATTCGTGGGCGCTAAACACTGATTGTATTACTGCTTTTGGGTATTTCGAACAGCAAAATCAGAATACTTCTCTCACATGGGCTTCTACTACTTTGACCTGGGAACAAGCTAATATGCAATGGGTGAGCGGTACTCTTGATGCCAATTTCCGACAAGTGATTGCCGGCAACCAACAAGGCTACACATTCATATGTGATCCCGATGAAAGCCGTAATGCTCGCGCTATGCAGATAACTAATATGACGCAATCAGGAAGCAACGTGATAATTACTTGTATAGATCACACATTGGCTCCTGTTAATCCAAGTGATCCCACTGAGGGTGATTACGTAATTCTGGAAAACTTCCAAGGAGTTACGCTTGTCAGTACTCCTGCAACGCTCTACCCTGACAAAATATTCCCAGTGTTTGCATTAGGAGTTGATCCGATAAATCAATTCATAATTCCATCGGCCACATTGACGGGAACCTATACTGGTGGCGGTACTGTATCGCGAGTGTCCAACATCAATATTCTCTCTAAGCAGTGGAATCCATACCTTGATCAAGGACGTAACGTATTCCTGCAAAAGATAGATTTTGGTGTAGAGAAGACATCAGCAGGTGAAATAACTGTGGATTATTTCCCTTCAGCATCTCATGTTTCCATGTTAAATGCAGGAGGTTCAACAGGGACCGGCGCAAATATGGGAACCGGCGTTCTAGAAACTCATCCATACTCCGTGACATTCTATCCATTAGAGCAGTTCCAAGATCGCCTCTGGCACCCAATATATTTCCAAACCACCGGCGAATGCATCCAAATCTTGCTCTACTTAAATCCAACCCAAATCACCACCCTTACAATTGCATTTTCTGATTTTGAATTAGACGGAATGGTTCTGTTTACTAATAAATCAAGCGATAGGCTGCAATAAAGGGGGGATATGAAAATGTTTTGGTTAGTTTTTGCCGCAGGGGTAATGTGTACAATCTTCGCCGGCAATAAAAACAGATCTCCCCGTCCTTCAGTCTCTACTACCCGAGCTGGTATAGTTTCCTCCAGTCTAAGTGGCCATCTGCTGTGTAGCGTTACCTACGAACCACAATCTGATACCTATACAGGAGTAATCATCAATCAGAACTATGAACCACCACGTTGGATACTGAAACATATCGATAATCGACTTGCTAAGAAGTATTACGAACAATTGGATAATGAACAGAAGGATATGTAATGGCAGCAGATAATATCCTGCAGTATCTAGGTGAATATGTACCCACCACGGAGATCTGGCAGGTTATCCAGGAACTGTCGACTGCTAATCCCGGCAGCGATCAGTTCAAAGAGCTTATCGTTCGTCTTGCTTTAATCGTGAATCGTATCAACTTAGCCGTCAATACAAAAGAGACCGGCATCTACGACAATGCACGTGAGTTCATCACATCTGAGCAGTACTTCCCACAACCTGCATTCAACTCGGGCACACCCCAAACTCCTGAATATCGACTTGTATATAGGACCGTGATCAACTTTGGCGTATTGCCGAATGCCGCCACAATCAGCGTACCTCACAATATTACCTGTACGGCGGCCACTACATTCACCAGGATCTACGGAGCCGCAACGAATCCAGGAGCGTCATACATTCCCCTTCCCTTTGTTTCCGCGACTGACGTAGCCCATAATATTGAAGTGAATGTGGATACAACGAATGTGAATGTTATAACAGGTGCGAACTATTCGGCGTATACGATTTCATACATAGTTTTAGAATACTTACAAATATAGGAGAGTGTCATGGCACAGAATTTTCAAGCACCGATGCAGATGGGAATGAATCCTATGATGCAGCAAAAGAAGGGATTTGGAACTAAACTAAAAGAAGGACTTTTTGGATCCCAAGGACAACTTCAACAGTTCCCACTCGTCAATCCACAACAGCAGCAGCTTCAAGGATTAAACATACAGAATCTTATGCAGATGCTTTCTGGTGGCCAAGGAGCTCCTCAAAGATTTGATTTCGCTCCTATTGCACAAAATGCACGTGAACAGTTCTCTTCTCAAACCATTCCTGGCCTTGCAGAGCGCTTCACGGCCCTTGGTGGCGGTCAGAACTCATCTGCTTTTCAAGGAGCTTTGGGCCAAGCAGGAGCAGGCTTAGAAAGCAACTTAGCTGCTATGGGTTCTCAATTCGGTCAACAACAACAACAGTTAGATCAGAATTATCTCTTAAACCTTCTACGACTTGCGTTGATGCCTCAATTTGAGAATGCGTATATGCCAGGGAGACAAGGCCTTCTTGGTGGACTTGCAGGTGGAGTAGGCCAGGGACTTGGATCCTTAGGTGGTTTAGGATCATTACGTTATTTAGGACTTATGTAGGAGAAGTTAATGGCACAAATAATACAAGATGCTCCAGGATTTGGAGAGATATTAGGAACAGGGCTTGGCCAAGGGTTAGGAGGATCTCTCCAGAATCTTGCCAATATGAAACTGAATCAATTTGCTCAGAGACAACAAGCAGTTCAAACAGCTAAGGCTTTCCAGCAGCTTCCAGGAGTTACACCAGAAATTGCCCAGTTCTTGGCGGCTCTAAGCCCAGAAGAGCGTAAATATCCCTTGCAAAATCTTGGTTCACTTATGCAATTGGGACAAGCTCTCGGTCCTCAAGCAGCTCAGCACGTACAGCCGCAATCAGGAATGGAAGCCCTGCAAGGACTGTCTGCTGCTGATCTTTTATCTAATCCAAGCCAATCCAACCCTTTGCTCCAACAAGCGTTATCCAAGGCTCCTTTGAAGCCACAAATGGCTGCGCAGCCACAGCAAAAACCTATCGCACAAGATCAAGCCAAGCTTGTGGAAGACATTTTCACTTCTCCTCAGGAAAAGCGGGAAAGACATAAGATTGCACTAAAAGAAAAACAGATTGCTAACCAAGAGAAGTCTGAACGATTTAAGGCAAGCCAGAAAGATAGAAAAGAAATAATTGATAAAGCAAAATCATCTCGTCAGCAATTGCACGATTTAGAGCGTATGGAAGAGTTGGAAAAGTCGGGCAAGTTGGATACACCAGGATATGTGGAATTTTTAAAGAGATCTGGGTTAGATATTCCTGCTTTAATGAATCCTGAAAGCCAAGAATTCCAAAAGATTGCGGTTGGTTTCTTGAGGGACGCTAAAGCTTACTTTGGCGCAAGAATCAGTAATTATGAGCTTGAGCAATTTTTAAAAAGTATACCATCTTTGTCACAAAGTCCATCTGGTAGAAAATCCGTTATTTCTAATCTAAAATACCTACAGCGTGGAAACCTTGCTTATAATGAAGCATTAAAAGAAATAATGAAAGAAAATGAAGGTATACCCCCATACGATTTATTAGAGCAAATAGACGATAGAATAGATCCTAAACTTGATAAGATAGCTGAAAGATTTAAACAAGAAATCGCCAAGCCGGCTCCTCAAGCTCAAAATAGATTAGTTACTGCCTTGCAAACGACTTTGGGTGACATTGTTGGCGGACTAGGCAGTCTTGCAAAAGGTGCGGCTACGGGTGCTGGAATAGGAGCATTAAAGTATCTTCTTTGAGTTTTGAAGTAACTTAATAAGTATCAATAGGACTACCAGAGCTGGCGCTATACCAAGGGCTATAAAGAATTTCCACTCGTGCCAGTTTCTGGTGCACGGTCCTTCGCATTTTAAGCACAATTTATTCATAACTAACTCCATCTATTTATTGTATATGGGACCAAGTCTTTTTATATTTTATATCGTGTATTGTTACTATGTGAACACCAAACTTTTTTGCTATTTGAGTCATGCTTTCATTCTGCTCTAATAACTCTTTAATCTGAATAACTTGAGCTTCATTTAATTTAGCGCTCGCAGACTTTTCTCCTCTTGTTGGTTTATTTCTACCCTTTTTTATCATGTCTAATACGTTGTCAGTGGGAGTTCCGAGAAATAAGTGTTCAGGTTTTGTACAAACTGGATTGTCACATGTATGGCATATAAATAAATCTTCAGGGATTTCTCCCTTATGTATCAACCAGGATGCTCTGTGGGCGGATATTGATTTGTACTTACCACCGTATTGCAAAGATCCATACTTTTTCGATAGGCATCCTTTCCACCCCCAGCAACCATCTTCATTTCTTATAACATACTTCTCGAAAGAGGATTTCAATCTCTTCATCTGTTCTTCTTTTGTGGCTACTTCCCAGAATGAAGGTTTCTCGTTGCCTGCCATTGATTGACCATAGCATTCTATAGAGCAAAACTTCTTTTGTTCGTATGAAAGGCTCGGTTGGAATTCTTTTTTACATAAAGCACAGGTCTTTTTTATTCTTTCTTTTCTCATCCCAATGCCTTTGCATTGTAATGAGCAGTACTCGCCTATAGCGCCTCTCACAGAAGCAGAGCTATAAAATTTGAATTGTTTGTAGCATATCCTGCAATTCCTCAGTTCATGTGTCTGTCGTGCAATATCCATGCACTTTTTTGAGCAGTACTTCCTTATTGCATAGTGTGACTTTTTTGTTTTAAAGTCTTTTTCACAGCGGTGACAACGCTTTATCATTCTTTCGCCACATACTTCTTTAATTTTTCTCTATTCATTTCTCTCATAAACCGTGGGAATCTTTCCCGAGAAACCTCTACAACCGTTTTAGCCCTAATTTTCTTTAGTGCTATAGGAACGATGTCAGGATATCTCTCTGTCTCTCGCTCTAGTATTTGAAGTTGATATTCATGTATTCTTGATTCCAACTCATTATCCTTTTGGTTTAGAGGAGGAGGGCCCTAGAAAGCCCTCCGTTCCTCAAAGTAAAGCAGTGTTCAACCATTTACGGCTTTAGATACTGTTTATAGTACGCTCCTACTATGAACATCCCTATCGCGATTAGACATAAATCGTATATGAACAACGTATCTAAGATCTCTCGCTGCGGCGTTTCGCACTGGAAATAATACGCGATTGCTTGGAATCCATATCTTCCCACGCTATATGCGCCTATAACAGAAAAGAGCTTATTGACTACTTTTTCATATCCATACGGTGCTTCCATTACTGATTCCTTACCATGTAGGAAGTGAGTCGCCTATTGCTTTAGCGGCTAATGCAGCTGATTCTATGGCTGAACATGCTCCCGCTACCGATCCTGTTTGCCCTACGAGCGCCGCAGATCCAACAGCTCCCGCATTACACATAGCCTCATGGAATGCTGGATTGGTGACTCCATAAGATTCTACGAACGTGTTAACAACAACGCCGCCTCTTTCTACCATGCCGGTGGGAACAACAAATCCAAAAGTAGCAGATGTTGATGCTGCCGCTACTGCTGTATCTATAATGGGTTGTGGTACCACTCCTGTAGAAGATGCACCACTTATAACAGTTTTGGCAGCTTTATTGACGAATGCTCCTGCTACGCCATAACACACCGCTTTAGTTACATGATACGCAATCCATCCTAAGATAGGGCCTTTATGCGTTTCGTAACCGTTACATCTTGGTCTTCGGAAGAAACTTTGTTGCTTGTGCAAAAGAGTGTCTTTCTTCTCTTCGTTTTCACAGGCTACTGCTAGCGATGATGCGCACACTAGTGCGATAGTAAGTTGTTTAAACACAGTGATCCTTAGTTATTTTCTTTAGTTTCTGTGATTGGTTTCCAGTTTCGAGAGGAATAGTACACAAGGGCTGCTGCTCCTGCCGCTGCACCAAAAGGAGAAAAAAGAAGAACTGTTCCTGCTCCCTTGGCAATAATCATTCCTTTTCCAATAAGAATCGATGTCACTGTTGGTTCACCCGCAACAATACCAGCTGTTGAACCACCCGCTTGTAATGCCGCAAGGGAAGTGCTAATTTTACCGTTGCTTTCAGATGCGATGAGGGGAGAAAAAGATACAAGAATGGCCATTAGGGCTACATGAGTGTGATTCATAAGTTATCCTTAATAAATTCGAAATATAGAGTGTAATTAATTAATCATTATGGATGTGGCTAGCTGTTTTTCTTGTATTCCCTCCTCTTGCAATAACATAAGTAGCAATAGTCAGTTCCATTTGTTCCTATGCTACAAGTAACACAACGCGTAATTTTATTCATACATCTTGTCCTTTAGTATCTGCTCCGCTACAGCCTGTAATACATATTTGGTTATTGTAATACCCTTATGATCTGCCATATGGACGATCGTCATATGGATTTCGTCAGGTATATTCAGCAATAACCTCTTTCTGTACCTAATTTTCTTATGTCCAGTTAGAACATTTTTCATTTTTATTACTCCCTTGATATATATCAATACTAGCACTTCGGTATATATCGTCAATATATATCTTTACATTTCTTTTGTGTACCAGCATTCCCAGGTTTATAACTGAGGCATAACTTCATTTATAGGAGAGAAATTATGTCATCGCCACAATATAATCAGACCGCGTATGGTTTGAGCCAAGCTCTTATTGGAATCTTTCCAGCTCCAATAGTTTCCAATGCTTCAGATCCAACATCATCCAATCTTGCTCAGATTGGTACCATATGGATCAATAAATCAACCAACTCTGCATTTATCTTGACCTCTATTGTAGCCAATGCTGCTACGTGGTCAGATATCTCTGGAGGAGCGGGTGTCTTTAGTTCATTGACCGTCAATCCAGGGCCAACCAATCTTTCTACTGTAGGTAATGGTGCTGTAAGTATCGGCAATTCATCAAATACCGGCGCAATAACCATTACGGCTGGTAGTGGTAACTTCTCTCTCGTTGGCGCAGGGCATACCGTCGGAATAGCCAACGATGCCGCCGCAAACTTAGTAACCGTCGGCTCTACAAGTGGAGCAGCTTCTCTTACTTTGCAGGCTGGTACCGGCAACATGGCTTTGTCAACGTCAGCAACAGGAACAATAACTGTTGGTGCTGCTACCATGACAGGTACTTTGACTCTTGGTAGTTCTACTGCAGGTCAGGCAATCAATATCGGTGCAGCGGCAGGTGCAGACGTAATCACGATAGGTAATGTTACAGCACTTACTTCGTTGTCTCTTCTTGCCGGTACAGGCAATATGTCAGCCTCTACGTCAGCAACGGGTACAATCACCGTCGGCTCAGCAGCAATGACAGGTGCTATTACCCTAGGTCTTTCAACAGCTGGCCAAATTATTAACGTTGGTAACGGTGTCAACGTTGGTGCTCAAACTATCAATATTGCCAGTGGAAACTCAGGCGCTAACAGCGTTGTTAACATTCTTAATGGTGTTGCCACAGCAGGAGCTCAAACGTTTAACTTGATGGCTTCTGGTGGCCAAGCGGGATCTGTGAGTATTGCTTCCGGAGCGGCAGCTAATAGTGTCGTAATCGGATCCACAACAGGCGCAGCATTAACTACCCTTCAAGGTGGTACAGGTGGCGTCAACATTTCAGCTCCATTCTTGGCATTGCCTGGACCTGTCTATTTCTACACAGGTGCAGGAGCTCCAGGAAATGGTCTTGCTCTTCATGCAGGCGATACATATTGGAACACGGCTCCAACAGGGGCTACGGATCGTATTTTTGTAGCTACGGGTGTTGGTGCGTGGACTAACGTGACTTGCGCAGCGTAAAGTAGATTTTATACATACGCAATGATATAATCCTCCTATGTAATATTTATGTAGGAGGATTATGGAACCAGAAAGAATATGTGAAGCTTGCCAAAAGTCATTTGAAGTTAAGAGAAAGAAACAAAAGGGGAGGTTTTGCTCTAGAGAATGCACCCGTAAGTTGCTCAGAAAAGGCCAACTTAAAAAGCATTTTGAGTATCTGAAAGAGGAAACAAATGAACAAAAACTGTTATGGCTTAAAGAGCATTATGAGAAGTTTGCGATAAAAAATGAAGAAGGGTGTTGGGGCTGGAATGGTTGTATTATGCAAGGTTATGCGAATTTTCATCATAGAGGGAAAATAATGAAAGCGCATAGAGCAAGCTGGATCATACATAATGGAGAAATACCTAATGGTATGTTCGTTTTGCATAAATGCGATACCCGAAATTGTTCCAACCCAAAACATTTGTTTCTAGGTGACCAAACCGATAACATGCGTGATATGGCATTCAAAGGAAGAACTGGTGTTTTGCTTGGTGAAAGTAATCCTGTTTCGGTGCTTACCAATGAAAAGGTTATCGAAATAAAAAATCTATTAAAAATGGGAGTCAATATGAATAGAATTGCAACAGACTTTAAGGTTAACAAAAACACCATAGCGAGCATAAAGTACGGCAAAACTTGGAAAACAGTATAGTTATTTCCTTGAAGGAGGAACCGTGGAAGAGCAAAACAAGATCTACCATTTAGGGTTGATCAGTATCGAGATATTCAAAAAGGACAATAAGGTTCGATACCAGATGACTGTACCATTAGGCAGCAGCTGGCAAGAGGCTATCGATGTCTGTGATGAATTCAAGGACGCAATAGTTGAGATGCAGAAAACTGCATTAGCTCAAGAGCAGGCTAAAAAGGACTCTGAACAAGTAGCTGTAGAACCTACTGATTCTTAAAAAACAGGGAGAGTAGAATGGGGACATCCTCTTCAAATAAGATTTTAGCTCAGACAATAGACTCATTCAATTCTGCGGGATTGGATGGAACATTAAAACTTGCCGCTACATTGGATTTCCCTACACGTCTATTGCGCATTATCAATCAATCCAATGTTCCGGTCATCATTAGCTACGATGGCACAAATGCTCATGACGTGATACTTGCAAACTCAGTTATGCAGCTTCCCTTTGCGGCATTAGGACTTGCTGGAAACTACAGTGCTTCCATGGCTGCTAATACCAATATATATGTAACAGGGTCGGCTGGGACAGGCAACATAATATTCGCTGCCTACTATCAACCTATCAATCCATAGGGAGCATCATGTCAAACTTAGCTACTGCAATTAGAATTCTACCTGAAGTACTCAGATCTCTGGCATTTGGTTCAATATCAGGTACATATGCAGGACTGGGAACTCCATTTCTCAATGCTGATCGCATATTGGATATAACGAATGATACTGACGCATTACTTACATTCAGCATCGATGGCGTTAGTGATTATTGGGTCGTAGGGCCTAAGTCTTATAAGATTATCGACCTTACAGCTAATGCGACTGCACAAGGTGGAGCGGCTTCTATAGCAGCAGGAACACGGGTCTATGTGAAAGGTGCGCCTACGCTTGGTTCTGTCTATTTAACCGTCTGGTACGCAACAGTTTAAGGAGATACCGTGAGTCAAGCAGCCGGATATTTTACTAATAGCGGTCCAGGTGGATTCGTACAAACGTTAACAGGAAACACCGGCGGTGCTGTACCTCCTACCGGTGGGAATATAAATGTCGTAGGTACTGGCGTTGTATCAGTGGCCGGCAATCCAGGAACTAGTACTCTTACTATTTCAGTTTCAGGAACCGTCGCAGATTCATTTCCGACGGATTCGGGAACAGCAACCCCATCTGGTGGTGTACTCAATATCATAGCCGGACTATCAACCTTTAACTGTGGAGCTACCGTAGAATTTACGGGATCTGGCAATACCGTTGAGCTCCATGTTTCAGGTACGGGCAATGCGCATAACACCCTTATAGGACTCAATTCTGGTCAATTTTTAAGTTCGGGTACCGGTAATACCGGCCTGGGTTATGCATCTTTGAATAGCAACCCTACAGGTCTTTCTGGAAGTTTTAAC